AAGACGGTATGGATAGGCCAAAGACTGAGTTGGCATATAGGGTTCCGGCATCCAAACTTACTAGAAGAAAGCTGGAAACGAATGAACAACTTGCAGAACTAGAAGGACTTGATACAACTATTGACTGGAAAAATACAGGTGATAACTCTTATGATGGTGAAAAGCTAAAAATATTAGCTCATGATGAAAGTGGTAAGTGGGAAAGACCTGACAATATATTAAACAACTGGAGAGTTACAAAAACTACACTACGTCTAGGATCTAGAGTTGTAGGTAAATGTATGATGGGCTCAACATCAAATGCTTTAGATAAAGGTGGTGACAACTTCAAAAAACTATACTACAATTCAGACGCTACAAGAAGAAATAAAAACGGACAAACAACTTCTGGGCTCTATAGCTTGTTCATACCTATGGAATGGAACTACGAAGGATTCATGGATTCTTTCGGATTACCTGTCTTTACAAACCCAAAAGATCCAGTCAAAACAATTGATGGTGGATATATTACAACAGGAGTTATCCAACACTGGAACAACGAGGTTGAAGGATTAAAAAATGATCAAGACGCTTTAAACGAATACTATAGACAGTTTCCAAGAACTGAAGCCCACGCGTTTAGAGACGAAACAAAAGATAGCTTATTTAATTTAACTAAAATATATCAACAAATAGATATTAATGAAGAATTAAATAATATATCTTCAGTTGCTAAAGGTAGTTTTCAATGGTTAAACGGAATTAAAGATACTCAAGTAGAATTTTATCCAAATAAAAATGGTAGATTTTTAGTATCATGGGTACCACCAATAAAATTGCAAAATAATATAATTATAAAAAATGGTAGTAAATATCCAGCTAACGAACATATTGGAGCTTTCGGCTGTGACTCTTACGATATTAGCGGTACTGTTGATGGTCGCGGCAGTAAAGGAGCATTACATGGATTAACTAAGTTTTCTATGGAAGATGCTCCGCCTAATCATTTTTTCTTAGAATATATAGCAAGACCTCAAACTGCTGAAATATTCTTTGAAGATGTATTAATGGCACTAGCATTTTATGGTATGCCTATATTAGCAGAAAATAATAAACCAAGATTATTGTATTATTTAAAACGTAGAGGCTATAGACAATTTAGTATGAATAGGCCTGATAAAATATACAATAAACTTTCTGCGACTGAAAGAGAGATAGGTGGTATACCTAACTCAAGTGAAGATATTAAGCAAGCACACGCAGCTGCTATTGAACATTATATTGAAAATTACGTAGGGCATTTAGAAAATAGATATGGCGATATGTATTTTCAAAAAACATTAGATGACTGGAGTAGGTTTAATATAAATAACAGAACGAAGCATGATGCTTCTATTAGTTCTGGATTAGCTATTATGGCTTGTAACAAAAACAAATATAGACCTGTTCCAGTTAGAATTAAACAAGATATTAATTTAGGAATACGTAGATACAATAACAACGGATCTATTTCACAAATAATATAATAAATGGCAAAAATTACAAATACTTACAGTTCTTTTCCAGATCAGGTTGTACCTGATGAAGTTAAGCAAAGCATGGATTATGGCCGCCAGGTTGGTATGGCTATAGAGGGTGATTGGTTTAGCGGAACTAGATCAGGAGTTGAAAATAGATTTAACACTAACTATAATAATTTTAGGATGCGTAGGTTGTATGCTAGGGCAGAGCAACCTGTACAAAAGTATAAAGATGAACTAGCTATTAACGGTGACTTAAGCTATTTAAATTTAGACTGGAAACCTGTTCCTATAATACCTAAGTTTGTCGATATTGTTGTTAACGGTATGGACGATAAGATATATGATATTAAAGCTTTTGCACAAGATCCAGAGTCAAGACGTATGAGGTCTAAGTATGCAGAAGATGTATTGCGTGACATGCAGGCCAAAGAATATTTACAAGAATTACAAGGTGCTGTAGGTTTAAATTTATTTAATTCTACAAATCCAGAAGAGTTACCAGAAAACAAAGAGGAGCTTGATCTACACATGCAATTAAGTTATAAGCAAGCTAGTGAAATAGCTTGTGAAGAAGCTATTAATAATACTTTAGAGTTCAATAGATTTAATTTAAAGAAAAAACGTGTAATAGAAGATTTAGTTACTTTAGGTATTGGATGTGTAAAAACAAGCTTTAATAAAGCTGAAGGTGTTAAAGTTGACTATGTTGATCCAAGTAAACTAGTTTATTCATATAGTGAAGATCCAAACTTTGAAGACTTGTGGTATGTTGGTGAAGTAAAAGCATTATCATTGGCTGATTGTAAAAAACAATTTCCTAACTTAACAGATGATGAATTAGAAAAATTACAACAGTATCAAGGCAATGGTAACTTTTTGTATAATTATAACGGCAGGCGTGATGGTAACTATATATACATATTATATTTTGAATATAAAACATATAGTGAACAAGTATTTAAAATAAAAAGAACAGCAACAGGATTAGAAAAATCTTTAGAAAAACCAGATACATTTAATCCAGGTGAAAGTGAAAACTTTGATAGAGTCAGTAGATCAATAGAAGTGTTGTATAGCGGCGCTAAAGTTTTAGGTTATGATATGATGCTAGAGTGGAAGATGGCAGAAAACATGACAAGGCCAAAGTCTAACTTAGTTAAAGTAAATATGAATTATAGTATTTGCTGTCCTAAAATGTACAATGGCAGAATAGAAAGTTTAGTAAGTCGAATGATGGGCTTTGCTGATATGATACAATTGACTCATTTAAAAATACAACAAGTAATATCTAAAGTAATACCTGATGGTGTATACTTAGATGTAGATGGTTTAGCAGAAGTAGATTTAGGCAATGGCACTACATACAATGCTAAAGAAGCTTTAAATATGTATTTCCAAACTGGTAGTATACTTGGTAGATCAATGACTACAGAAGGTGATCCTAATCCAGGTAGAATACCTATACAAGAACTTGTTAAAAGTGATGGTGGTAATAAAGTTGCTTCACTTATAAATACATATCAGTATTATCTTCAAATGATAAGAGATGTAACCGGTCTTAATGAAGCTAGAGATGGTAGTATGCCAAATTCAGATTCATTAGTAGGTTTACAAAAACTAGCAGCTGCTAACTCAAATACAGCTACTAAACATATACTAAATGCATATTTATATTTAACCATTAGAACTTGTGAGAACATCGTATTAAGAACTTCTGACGCTATAGAGTTTGACTTAACAAAAGAAGCTTTAAAAAATAGTATATCAACTTGGAGCGTAGGTCAATTAGAAGATTTATCTAATATACATTTATACGATTTTGGTATTTACTTTGATTTAGTACCTGATGAAGTTGAAAAAGAAAAGTTAGAAGCTAACATACAAGCTGCTTTATCTCAAGGTAGTATAAACTTAGAAGATGCTATAGATATTAGACAAATAAAAAATCTAAAGTTAGCTAATCAAATGATTAAGCTAAAACGTAAAAAAGCTGCTGAAGCTGCGCAAGCTGCACAACAAGCAAATATACAAGCACAAGGACAAGCTAATGCGCAGGCTAGTGAAGCTGCTGCTTTAGCAGAAGTTCAGAAACAGCAAGCAGTGTTAGATACTAAATTGAAGTTTGAAAAAGGTAAATCAAGTTTTGAACTAGAACGTATGAGAGTTGAAGCTCAAATAAAGCGTGATTTAATGGAGCTTGAATTTAATTACAACCTACAGTTAGGTCAACAAAAAGTAAACAGAGAACAAGAGCGTGAGCTAGATATTGAAAATAGAAAAGATAAAAGAGCTAGAATAATAGGTACTCAACAGAGTGCTATAGCTAATCAAAAGGATAAAGGACTTGATCCTATAGACTTTGAAAATCCTGCTATTACAGAAGATTTAGAAAATCCTATGAGTAGCATATTGTCTCAGTCTTAAATTTTAATAATTTATATTATATTATATTATGGCAAAAGTAGAAGCAGAGGTAGATTCAAAACAACCTCTTAAAATGAAAAGAAAACCTGGTAGACCTAAAAAGTTGACACAGGAAAAAAAAGTAACTAAATTAGAAATAAAAGAAGATGCCGTTCCAGAGCAAAGCACAGGAGTCGTGGATGCGAATAAACAAACCGAAGATGTGGAAAAAGTGGAGGAGAGAGCATCCGAACCAAGACTTGAAGAAATTACCAAAGAAGAAGTCAAAGACGAAAATGAGAACAAGGAGATCGAGGTAATAGAAGAAAAGCCAGTTGAAGAAGTAAAAGAAGAACCAGTAGTTGAACCAGTGGTTGAACAACCTTCTTATAATTTACCTGAAAACGTAGACAAACTAATTAAGTTTATGGAAGAAACTGGAGGAACTTTTGAAGATTATGTTACTTTAAATAAAGATTATAGTAAGTACGATGATAAGTTACTTATAAGAGAATATTATAAAAAGACTAGACCACATCTTGATGATGATGAAATAAATTTTGTAATGCAAGATAATTTCTCATATGATGAAGAAGTGGACGAAGAAAGATTTGTACGCAAGCAAAAGCTAGCATACAAAGAAGAAGTTGCGAAAGCCAAGAACTTTTTAGAGCAAATGAAAAGTAAATATTATGATGAAATCAAGTTGAGGCCATCTGTTACTAATGAGCAGAAAAAAGCTATGGACTTTTTCCAACGATACAGTCAAGAACAACAACAAATAACCACTAAAAGAAACGAGTTTGTAGACAAGACAAAAAACTTTTTTCAAGAACAATTCAAAGGTTTTGAATTTAATGTTGGAGAAAAAGCTTTTAGATACAATGTTTCAAACCCGCAAGATATGATAAGTAACCAAACAGATGTTTCTAAGTTTATAAATAAATTTATGGATAAAAATGGAAACGTTAGTGATATGGAAGCTTATCATAAAGCTATTTACGCAGCTAGAAATGCTGATAGATTAGCACAACATTTTTATGAGCAAGGTAAAGCCGATGCTACTAGAGATGTTATAGCTAAATCTAAAAATATAAGCAATGACACTAGGCCAGTAGCTACTGAAACTACTATGCCTAATGGCTGGAAAGTAAGAGCAATAAGTGGAGTTGATAATTCAAAACTGAAAATTAAGAAAAAATCATAATAAAAAAATACAAAAATGAGTTTTGTAACAGGAGGATCGTTCCCTGCATCAATTACGCCAATGCCAAATCAGGTTACCGTACAGGATAACTATATTGATTTTGCTGACACTAATTTTGATACATGGGCACAACAATATCTACCTGAGCTATATGAGCAAGAGGTAGAAAGATATGGAAACAGAACATTAGCTGGTTTCCTACGAATGGTTGGCGCTGAAATGCCAATGACATCGGATCAAGTAATTTGGTCTGAACAAAATAGATTACACATCGCATATGATAATTGTGCTGTTGCAGCTAACGCTGGTTCAAGTATTACAATTACTATTACGCCTGGTGCAGATAACCCAGCTACTTCAGCGATTAGAAACGGTAACACGATTTTAATTACTGATAACGGTACAGGTTTATCTTCTGCTAAAGCTTTAGTAACTGATAGAACTTCTGGTGTTACTACAAATGGTTATACAATTGATTGTATTGTATATGAAACTAATGCTGCTGGATTACCTGCTGCTATTACTGGAGGTACTTGTAGCTTGTTCGTATATGGATCTGAATTTCCAAAAGGAAGTAACGGTATGTCTGGAGCTATTGAGCCAGGTTTCACAAGATACTTTAACTCACCAATTATCTTAAAAGATAATTATGAATTAAGTGGATCTGATACTGCTCAAATAGGTTGGATCGAAGTTGCTACTGAAGATGGAACATCTGGTTATTTATGGTACTTAAAGTCTGAGTCTGAAACAAGATTAAGATTTGAAGATTACCTAGAAATGGCTATGGTTGAAGGTGAGCTTCAAGCTAACACAGTAGCTTTTGGTGCTGAGTTTGGACCAAGTGGTGCTGCTCAAAACATTAAAGGTTCTGAAGGTTTATTTGCTGCTATCGAATCAAGAGGAAATGTATTCTCTGGTTTTGCTGGTGCTGCTGCTCCTGGTTCAGGTGCTTTAGCTGATTTCGATGAGATATTAAAGCAATTAGACAAGCAAGGTGCTATTGAAGAAAACATGTTATTCTTATCAAGAGAAACTGCTCTAGATTTTGATGATATGTTAGCTGCTACAAATGGTGGTTATGCTTCAACTAACGCTGCTTCTTACGGTTTATTCGATAACGAAGCTGAAATGGCGCTTAACTTTGGATTTTCAGGTTTTAGAAGAGGTTCTTATGACTTCTATAAAACTGATTGGAAATACTTAAATGATGCAACAACAAGAGGTTTATCTAAAGCTATTGATGGTGTATTAATTCCAGCTGGAACTTCTACAGTGTATGATCAAATGTTAGGATCAAACATCAGACGACCTTTCTTACACGTAAGATATAGAGCTTCTGAAACTGAAGATAGAAGATTTAAAGCATGGATCACAGGATCTGTTGGTGGTGCTTACACTACTGATTTAGATACTATGAGAGTTAATTTCTTATCTGAAAGATGTTTAATTACACAAGCTGCTAACAACTTCGTATTGTTCAAAGGAGCTTAATTATTTATTAACATTTAAAGATTAGAAATTATGGGTTTAGTAAAATTAGACGTTAACCAAGTTGTACAAGCTGAAGGCATACTACAACTTACAGCAACAATATCAAGTAACACACTTACAATTGATGTTCTATACGCTTTAGATATGGGATCAAACAAATTAGCAAAAGCTAATGTTGTTTATACTAAAGGCGCTTCTAACTCTTTCACTAAGACTGAGGCAGAATATTTAGAAGCATTTGCAAGTGCATTTGGTAATGCAATGGGAACATCTGGACCATCTATTGTTGGGCCAGTTGTTGAACAAAAGGTAACTGCTACTGGAGTACTAGTAGGAAGTATCACACCATCGATTACGTTAAAGCTTACATCAGCTTTATCATAATTAAGGTTATATTTAAGATCCCGCTTCGGCGGGGTCTTTATTAATTTATATTATATTATATCATGGAAGAAACAAAAGTAAAAAAGGCTTCAGCAAAAGCTGCAGCTAAACCAGTAGATAACTGGGAATATAAAGATAGAAATTATTACTTAATAGGTAATAAAACACCATTAACATATACTTTACCAAGTAAGCACTCTAAAAGATACCCTTTAGTTTGGTTTGATCCAAAGCAAGGTTATGAAAGAGAAATGAGATATGCTACTAATATGAAAAGTATATTTGTTGATGAACAACAAGGAGCAGCTACTTTAAAGCATATAGTTTTTGATAGTGGTCATTTAAATGTTCCAAAAGAAAAAAGAAATTTACAAGAATTCTTAGAAAAACATCCTCATAAAGGGGTTGTGTTTCAAGAGTTTGATCCAATAGTAGAAGCGGAAGATCAGTTTGAAGATTTACAATATGAAATACAAGCTATGAATATGGCTTATGAAATGGATATTGAACAAGCTGAAGCAATATTAAGAGTTGAGTTTGGATCATCTGTTACTTCTTTATCATCTAAAGAATTAAGAAGAGACTTGTTATTATTTGCAAAGAAAAACCCAGAGTTGTTTATTAATTTAGCAAATGATGAAAATGTAGTTCTTAGAAACTTTGCTATCAGAGCTGTTGAAGAAAGAATAATAGATCTATCACAAGATCAAAGAAGCTTTACTTGGAAGAGCAATGGTAGAAAACTAATGAATATTCCGTTTGATGAAAACCCATATTCAGCTATGGCTGCTTGGTTTAAAACCGATGAAGGTATGGAAGTTTATAAATCAATAGAGAAAAAATTCAAATAACAAGTGATTATAATTACTATGGGGCCGCGATTGGCGGTCCCTTTTTAAAATATTAAAATGGCAATAAACGTAAACACTGTATACACTACTGTTCTTACTATTCTTAATAAAGAGCAAAGAGGTTACTTAACACCATTTGAGTTTAACAACTTAGGTAGACAAGTACAAATGGAAATATTTGAAAGTTATTTTGAAAACTTAAATCAAATGTTAAGACAACCTGGTAATGATACAGAATATGCAAACAGAGTTAAATTGCTAGAAGAAAAAATAGCTACATTTGAAACGCAAGCCACTGCAACTGTAGCTTTATCTGGTATATTCGGTCAAACAACATTACCTGCTGATAATCATAGATTTGGTATGTTAGAATATACAGACAGTGCTAAACTTCCAGTTGAAGTTGAAAAATTATCACGTCATGAGTTTTTACAAGCTAGACGTTCTCAATTAACATCACCCACAAGAAGTCATCCAATATGTTATTTGGAAGGAAATACTTTAAATATATTACCAGGCGTAGCTTCTGCAGCTGCTAACCCGGCTAATGGTACAGGTGCTCAAACTTATATTATAGAGTATGTTAAAAAACCTGTTGATCCAGTGTGGGCTTTTACAATTAATAGTGTAGGTGGTTATGTATATGACAATGGTAACTCTACTAATTTTGAAATATCAGATGTAGATCAAACTGAACTTATATTAAAAATATTAATGTACACTGGTGTCGTTATAAGAGATCCAGAGATAGTACAACAAGCTGCTCAAGCTGCAGTTGCACAAGATTCACTAGAACAAAGTTAATAAATTATGCCAAATAAAACAGCAGCAACAATTCCACTAACTGAAAACGATCAGCAGTATTATTCAGGACAATACGGTCCGTTGCAAAATACTACTGGTGGTACAAAAGATGTATGGGAGTTTCCAGATTTAAACACAACACTTATAAGTAATTTTGATGCTATAGGAGGCGCTCAAGTAAGAGACACTGGTAACTTTGCTGTTCATGCTCTAGCTACTGCAACTACTGTTCCTAGCGGTGCTAACTTAATTACATCTAGCAATGTTATTGTAACTGACACTACTAATAACACTATAAAAATAAGTCCAGCTATTGCTAACGGACAATTTATATTTTTAGATTTAACAGATATAGCTACTGGTGACAACTACGGTAGTTACAGCTACTTAACATTAAATGATATTATAAGTAATTTTCAACTAGCTTATACAGGTGATGGTCAAATACTAACTAAAATAAGTAGAAGCCAAATACTGTTTCACGCTAGAAGAGCTATGCAAGAATTATCTTACGATGTTTTAAAAGCTTACAAATCACAAGAGTTAACTGTGCCAACTAATTTAACTATACCGATACCTAGAGACTATGTTAATTACACTAATGTAGCTTGGGCTGATCAATTAGGTATAATGCATACTATATATCCATTATGGGGACTAAGTGGTAATCCAACAGAATTACCTATAATTGATGGAGCTACTGGTGTACCTACGCAAAGTTCTTATGGTAATAATCTAGAAGCTTCTCAGTCTGTTATAGAAGACAGATGGAAAGATGCAAATGACAGAGAAGTTGTAGGTGATTATGATCCTTACGATGACAGTGGTGTTTATAATTATCAATGGTGGAAACAGGCTTATGGTGGCAGGTATGGATTAGATCCTGAAACTACACAAAGAAATGGCTGGTTCAGCATAAATCAAAGAACTGGTATGTTTACTTTTAGCGCTAGCTTAGTTGGACAAGTAATACAATTAAGTTACATATCTGATGGATTAAGTGTTGATCTTAATAGTATTGTACCTAAGCTTGCTGAAGAAGCTTTCTACGCACAGATATTGTATAGAGTAGCGATGACTAGAAATGATGTAGACGGTGGCACTAAAGCTTTTTTAAAAAGAGATTCATATGTTAAAACAAGAAATGCTAAACTAAGATTATCTGAATTAAAACTAGATGAAATAGTTCAGGTGTTTAGAGGTCAGTCTAAATGGATTAAACATTAAATTAAATGCAACGTAAATTTCAACATACATTTACTAAGTCTAAAATGAACAAAGACTTAGATGCTCGTCTATTAGGCCCTACTGAATATAGAGACGGCCAGAACATTGCTGTTTCTAGATCTGAAGCGGATGATGTAGGAGCATTAGAAAATATTTTAGGTAATGCACTTTTTAATCAATTAACGTCTGACACGTCTGGTAATACTACCACTGTTTACTTACTGCAATTTATAGGTTGGTTTATAAATGAAAATACTAATAAAGTATATATATTTGCAACTGACTTTCAAGATAGTTCATCAGATCAAATATCTTTATTTGCTTCACCTAATAGTTCACATAAAATAATTGTAGCAGACTTAACATCTAATACTATATCTACTATAGTCTCTGGTAGGTTTTTAAATTTCTCTTATAATAGTCCTATACTTGATACAACAATGATAGAGAATCAACTGTTTTGGACAGATAATAGAAATCAGCCTAGAGTTATAAATGTTGAAACTGCAGAGTCAGATCCTAATTATTATTTCCACGAAGATCATATATCGCTAGCTAAGTATTACCCTCACAAGCCAATGCAGCTTTTTGAAGAATACTCTCAGTCAGCTATGTTTACTACTATAAGTGCTCAAAGAACTGAAGGTTATGTTGATTTTGACGCGCTATATCCTTATTTTTTGTTTGTAAAAGACAGCATGAGTGCTTCTATGTTAGCCGCGCTTGAAAATAATATTGGTTTACAAGGCTATGTCAAAGGTAATGATAACAATACTTGGGAATTTAAAGTAGCTTATGTTCAGACTTTTACTAGTTACCCAGATCCTTTTACAAATGGTAATGCACTAGCTGTTTTTATTGATAGAGATCTAAGCGCTCAAATAACGACACAGACAGATCCTGATGGTGCAGCTTTAAATTATTTAGTTTACTTTGTTGATCAAACATCAAAAGATGTAGCTTCACCTTGGTTAAGAGAAGATCAAGTAAAGCTTAAACTTGATACTATTACTGCTAGTGCTAGTGGATATTTCTATACTAACGGTGCTACTGGAAATAACGACTATGCACAAGCATTATATAAATTTGGCACAAGATCACCTTACAATTATTTAGAAGATATAGTAGGCGGTGGTAATTGGTCTTCTTTTCAAATACCAAATCATTTTCCTAAAAACACTGGTACAGCTGCTATAGGTTTCCCTAGAATAACTCACCCTAGTTTAGATCCTAATAAGTATTACGTAATAACAGACGTTGGTGATCCTTCTGCAGCAAATAAAAGTTTTACAGTCCAGCTTCTTAGTGGTTTTGTAGGTGGAACTTTAACAAATGTTAATGCAAATACAATATTTTCTGCTGGTGATATTGCTACTATACATTGGCCTAATAAGTATTATGATTATAATTTTCCAGGTGATCAAAAGTTTTTAGAAGATAAGTTTGTAAGATTTTCTTATAGATTTAGATATGACGACGGGCAGTATTCTGTTATTGCTCCTTTTACTCAAGAAGTATTTATACCAAAACAAAAAGGATATTTTTTAAAAGAAGTTAATAAACAAAAAAGCACTGGTACAGACGACAATAACTATGTTCCACAAGAATACACAGGAGGTTTGAATACTATAGTTGATTTCATGGAAAATGAAGTAACTGAAGTAAAGCTTAAAATACCTTGTGAATATGCTGTAAATACTTTGTCTACTAATTTAAAAGTAAAAGAAGTAGATATTCTTTATAAAGAGTCTATGGGCCAAAGCATTAAAGTAGCAGAAACAATAAACATAGATGACACTTCTATAACTTCTAATACAACTAATTTTTTAGACTATGTATATCAGTCTAAGCAACCTATAAAGACGCTTAGAACTTCTGAAACAACTAGAGTATATGATAATGTACCTGTACGTGCTAAAACACTATCTTCATCAGGTAATAGAATATTATTAGGTAATTTCTTTGATAGACACACGTCGCCAGAAAGCTTAGCTTATTATGTTTCAGCTGGTAGAAAACTAACACCAGGAAGTACATCTCAAACACCTAATTTACTAACTCCTCCAGGTTTTACAAATAGTATAAGTCCTAACCTACCTGGTAAATTTAGTAATGTATCATATCCTAATCACACGTTAAAACAAAATAGAACTTATCAAGTAGGTTTAATATTACAAGACAGATATGGTAGATCATCTGACGTAATATTATCTAAGTTTACTGATACAAATTTCACTTTACAAACAGGAACGTTTGCTGATAATCCACAAACATTTTTTGGATCAACTCTTTATCATGGTTATTTAGATTCAGTTATGGAACCTTTGACTGCTAGTCCAGCTAGTAAAAATGTAGTTAATTCTGGTATTGTTAATTGGCCAGGTGACTCTTTGAAAGTTTTATTTACCGAGCAAATACCTCAAACAATTAATTATGCAAGTGGTTATCCAGGCTTATATGAAGATCCTTTAACTTCAACTATATTAAGTACAATAGCAACAGACTATACTTATATTGA